CCGGCCCCGCGGCCGTCCCTCCCGTGGTCAGGAAGGTGGAGACTCCGATGATGCGGCAGGGAAACGGGATCCGGATGGAGGTCGCCGCGATCGCGCCGCCGCCCGAGGTCCCGGTCAGGGTGAGAGAGGTGCCGATGCGAAGCATCTGCTTCGCTTGCCCAACAGCCGAGTAGGACCGACCGCGAGTGTCACTCATGGTTTAGGCCCCCCCGAACTTGACGATCGAGTTGTCCGGATCGCCCGCCCAGAAAACCTTGAAGCCCAGGAGCGCGTACCAGGCGATCATCTTATCCCGGCCCACGTCCTTGACTTCGTAGCGGATCTCTTCCGGAATGACGATGGCTTCCATCACCGTATCGGACCCGAAGATGTACGCCTCGCCGAACGCCGCGGAAATGCCCATCGCGTTGGAGAGGGCGTTGTTCGTCATCGAGTACCGGACGTTGTAGTAGGAGCCCACTTCGCCGTTGACGGGGTACTTCGTGTAGATCCAGAACGCCTGGAGCTTGTCGTGAAGTCCCCGTTTCGCCTGGGTTGACAGGATGCCGTGGTAGAAGCCCCCCGAATACTTCTCCGCTTTCATCGTCGCGTAGAGGTAATCGACGATGTTTTTCGCGTGGTAGTCGTCGAAGGACGCCGAGCAGGTCTGCACCGGGGTTGCGTCGGTGTAGATGTTGTACGCGGATCCGGACGAGGCGACATAGATGATCTTTGTGGCCGCGAACTGCGCCTCCACGGCCTGATCCATCGAGTCCACCATGTCGTTTTTCAGGATCCGGTTGATCTTCTGGCTCTCGTCGAACTGCGACAGGGCTTCGAGCTTCCCCGTGTATCCGTGCCCGTTGCCGTATTCGTTCACGGTCAACGTGCCCTTGTACGGGGTGTGGGAGCGTCTCGGCATGGTGGCGGTTTCCACGAGGGTCCCGCCGGCCGTGCTGATGTTGCCCCACTTGTCGAAGTTCACCGTATCGCCCTTGCCTTTGCCGAATTCCTCCTGCACGTCGGCGTACTGACGGAACACCATTTCCGCTTGCGCCGCGTGACGGGTGGTACGGCTGAGTTTGGCGTTTGCCAGGTAGGAGCCCTGGGAAACCCAGTTGGAGGCGACGGACATAGGTTGTTCTTTGAACCTCCTTTAGAGGGTGGGGCGAAGCGTCCGACTTCGGACCGCGTTACGCCGAGCGAATTCGGCTTGAGGGTTGTCGGTCACATCTTCCTCTTCCGACCCGCCTCCCGGCTGTCCCCCGGACGGGGGTGTGCGTCCCTGGTCGAGCGATTCGCGTCTGGTGGTGAGTTCCTTGGCGATCTGTTTCCGGGTTGCCTCGTCCTGCTTGCGGAAGTGATCGGCGGTGGCCAGGGCGGCCTTCTCCATGAGTTCGGCCTTGGAGAGGTCCGGGCTTTCGTTCCAAATGCGCGTGGCTTCTACCTCCCAAACGCCCTTTGCGGCGCCGGAATCGAGATGGACTTTAACGTGCGGGTGGTCCTTGACGAACTTCGCCACGAACGCATCCGTCGCTTCCTTCTCGGCGGCGTCGATCCGGAGTCTTTCGGCATCGGCCTTGGCCTTGGCTTCCGCGTCCTCCTTCACCTTGAGGTCCCGCTTCGTGAGAGGCTGATCGAGTTCGGCTTCCGATTCTGCCTTGTCGTGTTCGACAATCTTCACCGGATCGACGTACTTCTCGTAGAGGTCGACTTTGGCTTTAAGAGCCTCGTTCGCCTTCTTCTCCGCGGCCAGGTCCTCTCGGGTCTTGTGGTACGCGGCCTGGGTGTCCTTGATCCGCTTTTCCGGATCGGCCTTGGTTCCTTCCGCATCTGCTTCCTTCCCCTTGCCCTTGTCGGCGGGAGGCTTCTCCGAATCCTTTGCAGGGGGAGTTTCCGTCTCGCCGGCGCCTGCCGGGGGAGTCTCTGGGGCCGCCTTGGCGTCCGAGGCGTCATAGATCTTCTCTCGGGACGATGCAGACGGCAACGGTGGGAGTCCTGACCCGGGGGCCGCGGACGGGCCGTTGTCTCCGGTACCACCTTCCGACCCTGGCTCGGCCAGGGTGAGTAGAAGGTTTTTAAGCATAGGGTTTGTGCCTCCTTACTTGCTTTTCTTCCGGCCGGTGAGTTCCACCTGGACGGTCGAGGTTGCGGGTTGAGAGATAGAGACGATGTATTCGTGGCCGATGGCGATCTCTTCGCCCAGGGACAGTTCCGGCGTCACCAGGCGCAGGGTGGATTTTCCGGCAAGCTCGAGGTACTTCCCCTGGTCGAGCAGGGGATCGAATACCGGGGTGAACACGAGGACGGACACCACCCGCGGGACCTTGTTGACGATCGCCACTTCCTCCCCGTTTTTGGTGCAGGAGAACTTGAGCTTGATCGGGTTTACGATCGGCATCGTGTCCTCCTTCCTACTGTTCCATGCCCGGTTCGGCGGGCTCTGCGGGCTCGGATAGGTCGATACTGGCCGCCTTCGCCGTTTCCAGAAGCGCCGCCGTCATGGCGTCCGTGCATCGTTCCCACCCGAACCAGAAGGCCATCTCCGCGTGGTCGTTGACTACCTGGATCATCCGGGCCGAGGAATTCTCCTTGATCCCGTCGAGGTACGGCTTCATATCGAGCTTGTAGAAATCCGACTCGATGAACGCCGCCGCCCGGATCCCCTTCTCCTTCTTCGCTTTCAACGCCAGGAACGCTTTCGATCCTTCCCACTTTTCCTCTTCCATCTGCATCCTCCCCTTGGTTTATTGCGGCAACATCGAGTCCGGAGCGGCCGGCCCTCCCGCGGCGGCCCCCGGCGGCGGGTTCATACCGGACAGCATCTTCATCATCGTCGCCGCGTCCATCGGCGATTGCGGCACGGGTATCGGCATTCCAGTTTTCGGATCTAACTGCGTACCCGGAGCGATCGGAGGCTGTTTCAGTATCAGGTCCTCCGGATTGGGCTCGTCGTAGGTATTCAGCACACGAGAGAGGAATTCCTCGAGGTTGAGCCGCACGGCGATCGCCGGGACCTTTGCCAGAAGTTCGAACAGTTCGACCATATCCCTGCGGCGCCGTTCCGCGTCGAAAAACGCCGAGAGTCCCTTCACGCGGATCGGGTACCGCTTATCGACGAACGCGAACCTCTCGGCCTCGGGCAGGATATCGAGGGGCACTCCCTCCTGTTCGAACATATCGTAGGTTTCCGGGTTGAAGGCGGGGTCCATGAAATACTGCACGGTGAAGTCCCGGACGATCTCCACCGATTCGACGATGCCCCCCTTCTCGATCGACGAGGCGATGTTTTCAAACTGCATGGTGGAGGCTTCCGTTTTGCGGTTTACCTCCGTGGCCGTCACGTCTCCCTTGGCGGTCGGCATCCCCTGGATGAATTCCGTCCATCCGGTGTAGTTCTGGATGAACGACCGGAACAGATCCGCGAGGATGAACGTCCCCTGGGCGATATCCCCCTGCTGAATCTGGTGCATGGCCTGTCCCAGGGGGCCCTTGGTCTTGTAGAGCTTGCCCGGGGTGAGCCCCCCTTCGGCCTGTTCCGGATCCTTCAAGGCATCGACGTTGATTTCCGTGGGCGCCAGGAGGGAGAAGAGGGCCTTGTCGCCGGCCATGTTGATGATGTTGTCCAGGGCGTTGATGACCGGCCGGATGCCGTCTACCATGCCGTTGCCGATGACCATGAACAGGGTTTTCAAGGGGGTGATGAACACATACGGATGTTTCCGGAGCCAGTAGGGGGAGGCTTCCGGCTTGAGGATCACGTATTTCTTGTTGGCGACGATAAACCGCGCATCCCTCTTGACCACCGTGCCATCTTCCTTGGTGATCGTTCCGTAGAAGGTGTGGAGTACCACTTCCTTGCGGTACTTGTTCTTATTCTCCCCCGAGATCCGGAGCATGAGCCGTCGCGCCTGTTCGGCTTCCGACTGATCCGCGCTGACGTAATCCTCCCGCTTGAGCCTGTTTAATTCCTTCTTCTCGTATTTGATCCCCTCTTCGTTGTAGATCAGATCCGAGAGTTGGACCCGTGATTCCTCGATGATGTAGGACCGATCGACGGGGAAGTAGAGCAGGAGCGGGTTGACCACTTCGCATCGGAGCTTGCCCCGCTCGGAGATCTCCCGGAGGAATTCATACTTGGGCGCGGGGAGTCCCGTCTCCTTGTCGATCGCCTGGGGATTGAGGGCCCAGACCACCTTTGTTTCGTCGCATCGGACGGGGGTGAATTTCAGGCATCCGTAGAACATGACGAACGCCGATTCGACGGCCTCTCCGAATTTGTCGATGAAATCGCATTGGTCGATATGGAACCGGACCTTCTTGGTGAAGGCCCGTGCGAAGTTATCCATCTTGTCCTCAACGGGAGTCCCCGCCGGCGCCGGCGCCGTTCCCGTTGGCATGGCCGCGGGCATCCCCCCGTTGCCTCCACTACCAGAGGGCATCATTCCCCCGGCAGGCGGCAGAGCGGCCGGCGCGCCCGCCGGCGAAGCGGAGTTTTGGGAAGCGTTGTCCCGACGTTCCGGAACGAACTTGAAGAATTCATCGGACTTCATCAGGATCCGCTTGATGAGTCCCGAGGCGCCCTTGATGGCGGGGTAGACGGCCGGCACGACGATCTTATGTTGCCAGGACTTCTTCTTCGAGTGGTCCCGGTACGACAGGTAGCGGTCGTAGCACTCCTGCATGACTTTTCGCTTGTCGCGCCAGGTGTTTTCGCACTCCGAGAGGCAGGCGTTGAGGAAGAGGATGATTTCCGCGTTGTTCACCTGGGGCCTCCGTAGCTCGGGGGTACCTGGAAGATCTCCATCCCTTCCTTGGTGCCCCCGCGGCCGTCCCGCTCGTCGAAGTACCGTTTCCGGACGGAATCGGTGAGTAGGAGGGTGCGCTTGACGCGGGGATCGTCGATATCGACCGCCCCGGAGACGCCGGCTTCCTTCACAGATCTGGGGATCTTATGGACGAGCCCGCAATCCTGGCATTGCGCGATGTGGACGATCTGGTGAGCGTCCTTGCCGTCCCGGAAGGCCGTCCCCTTGAATAGCATCGTGTGGGGGTAGCAATCCACGATTCGCGGTTGCCAGGGTGTACCCAGGAGGGGGATCTTCGGCCGGCTTGCGAGGAAATCTTTCTTTTCCATTGGTCTACCTCGATACCGCTTTGAGTTCGTTGTCGGTGAGGGCGCGGTTCCAAAAGATGAGGTTCGAAATGTGGCCCCAAATAGGGGATCCCAATCTATTGCCAATGTCCACGGCGGCATTCGTCCAGGATCCGTCATACGGTTCCGAGGTCGCCAGAACACCATCAGCGGCGCCGTTCCAGGTGATACCGGACCAGGAGCGGGTTATTCGAAACTGCCCAGGATCCGGGGAAGCGGCAATCGCCGTGGATCCGTAGTTCACCCCATCGGTAGCGGTAATGGCCGTTGGGGCCGTAAGGGCTGCGAACACATCGGCGCCGATGGCGAGGACGCCGGCCCACACGGGCACGTTCGCCCGAACCGTAGTTGTGTCGAAGGTAACGGCGAAGGTACCCCCCGCATCGTAAACGACGCCGGCCCTTGGAACAGAAAGCAAGTCGATATTCCGGATCTTGGCCGCCGCCACGGTCGGGCCGATATAGGAGGACGCCCAGGCGCCCGCCTCCATCTGTCCTCCCCAGGCGTACACGGCGTCGGTGTCTGTGACGATCCGGATCCCCGGGGTGTAAGCCGCTACGGAAAGCGTCCTGGTATCCACGCATCGGGTCCAGGTGGAAGCATTGACCCCCGCACACGTTGTCCAGTTCGTGCTGTCAGCCCGTACCTGGACCGCTCCGGAGCCGGTCTTTCGCTTGAGGTAGACGGAGAAGGTGTACGGAACGGCCGTTCCGGTGACGGTTTGGAGGAGCGTGGCGTTACCGGCCGTTGCCGTGAGGCTTTCTGCTGTGGAAGCTCCGTCCGGGGCTACTGCCTGGTTGGCGGCGACGGTACAGGTGGTCGGAGCCCAGGTGGTCCCGAGGGTTTCACTTTGCAGGGCAAGGTTCGTGCGGGTGTCCTCAATGAGGGCCCCGGTGGATTCGATCCGGAGAAGGTTATCCGTCGCAACCGTTACGAGCCCCGTCGTTGGATGGACGTAAGTTGCCGTATGCGTGGCGTCATGAGCCCTTACGGACGTGAGCGGTCCCGCGCCTATGGCGATCGCCAGGGGATTGGCGGGGTCCAGGTAAGAAGCCTGAAACACCATGCCCCTTGAGAGCCCCACCGACGAGGTAAAGCCGGCCGCCTTGTACGCCTTACGTCCCGCGGCCTCCGCGGAAGATACCGCAAGGAGGGCCGCAAGCCCCGCTATCAGGATCCTTCGCGCCATGTCAGTAAAAGCAGACCGTAAAATCGGTATTCGCGGCCGCTACGATCGTCAACCCCGTGGCGAACCGGACCCCGTAGGGCAGAACCATCCCCGGGAGAGGCGCCGCGATCGTGGCGATCTTCGTACCGGAACCCGCCAGGGAGTCGTAGACGGTTATGGATCCCATTGTTCCCCCGTTGATGACGATGGACGCCAGGGAGCCCGCGCCGGTCTTGACCGTGGTGGTAGCGGCCGTGGCGAGGTTCAAGAATCCCGCCTTCTCGATGATCTCGGAGCTTGGGTAGCGGGGCTCCGCATCGACCGCAGGGGCCCAATAGGGCGCCGTGAGGATTCCCACAACGACGGCCATGACGAACAGGAACAGAAGCTTCTCTCTCATGATGCCCTCCTTCAAGTGGCGTAGGATTCGGCTACTTCCTGCACGGGCTTCTTTCGAGCCCCTTGTTTCTTGATCTGGAAGATCCTGGAGGCGACGTACTCGAGGCCGTTCATGATGTGCGAGTATTCGTTCTTCTCAACCTCGTCCGAGTAGATATCCTTGCCAACGACCTTCTTCCGGCGATACCCGCCCGTAAAGGCCGTGATGATGAACCTCTCCCGCGGATCGACCCGCAGGAAGGGCAAGCCGTCCTCTTCCAGGCGTCCCAGGGCCATCTCCATCGCCTCGAACCGCCCCTGCCAGGACACTTCGCCCGTCTGCACGTCCAATCCGAACCCGCCCCCGTCCTTGATCGGCACATCGGCCGAGCCGTTGAGGATATCGAAGCACTTCCGCTCGTCGGTCTGGGCCCGCTGATTGCCGGCCGGATCCGCGTAATCGAGCCAGGTGTACCCTGGATAGGCCAGGTTGCAGTAGTTGATGACTTCGGTACCGAACCGGACGATGCCCATGAACTGATCGTTGGGCACGAACAGGGACGGGAAGATGTTCCAATGCGGCGCCGGGGTGAAGAGGCGCTGAGTGATCGCGCAGGCCGGCGTACCGCCGAAGTCCCACCCGCGGATCATCGGGAGGTTCTTCACCGGCCGCAAGGGGGAGGGGGCGACGTGGCGCTGTTCGTTGAACGTCTTGTAGATCGGCAACCCTTCGCGGATCGAGAAGTCGATCTCCTGTTCCTTGCGCCATATCTGGTTGTCGACCCCGCCGATCAAGCCCTTCGTCATCGAGTCTCGCCATGAGCGGCCGGCCGGCAGTTCCGGATCCCTGCCTGGGAAAGCCGAGTAATGGAGACGGATGGAGCGGATACCGGAGTCCGTGGTCCACTTCTGGATCCCACGGATCGGCGGTAGGGTGGGGGCGGTGTTCGTCAAATCATCCTTTTCTTGGGTTCGTCGGTGATGGAGGTAATCGCCTGTTCGATGTGCAGAAGGGCTGGGCGAAGGTCGTGGAAGGCGTCCAGGACGTGAACCTTCGAGTCCGGGAAGCAGGACAGGTGCGGCATCCCGTCCATGCCGGCCATGACGCCCAGGATCTCCTGGCGGGCTTGGACGCAATCCCCCAGGACGAGGACCCGCGGATCGAGAGGGGCGTCTCCAAGGGTAACCGCGATCGCCGGCGCTGCGGCCTCGAGCGTTACCTCGGCCGGGGGATGATCTCCCCAGGAGGACACGACGGGCTCCCGCTTGCTATCCAATTTGAGCCACCGTGATGAGGAAGATGCCGGCGCCGGCCAGGTACCCGAACTGGATCCCCAGGAGGATGCACCCCACGGCCGCGAGGGCGATTCGAACCTCTTTCTTCATGAGGCGAACGCGTAGGAGCTTGTAGGATCGGACATGAACCCTCCCATGCGGCCGAATTCCGAAGGTTCCGCGGAAGAAACGGCTACGATCTTCCGGCAGGAGGGCTTCGCGGCGCGGTAGGCTTGCAGGAAAAACGGCTGAAAGGCCGCCTCGTCGGAGAACAGCCCGGATCCGGTGTACGACCGGATGGTATCGGACCCCTGGGGGATGCCCCAGATCTTCGAGCCGTTGGCGTACAGGCGTTGCCCGTAGGCCGGCTTCGGGCCCTTTTGATCCTGCATCCACCAGGGGAGATGCGTCTCGATGAAGTCGATCCGGGCGCTTCCGGGCTCCTTGTTGAACACCAGGTTCGCGGCGTCCTCTTCCTTCTTCGACTGGATGAAGAGAAGCTGACCCCCGTAGAACCTGGCCCACCAACAGAAGTACGCGCACATTAACCAGGTGATCATCAACTGCCGGCTTTTGCCGATGAACACGATGTTGTTGGCGTGAACCTCGTTGAGAACGTCCCACAGGGCGATCTCCCGCGGGAAGGGCTTGATCGTCTCGGACATGGAGAATTCGTCCTTCGTCCAGACGTATTTGAGCGGATGGAACAGCCAGTAGGCGCAGGACCGCTTGCATTTCTCAAGCTCGATGACACGCGAGGCGGGGTCCTCGTCCAGGGAGGCGCCGTAGTGGTACCATTGCTCGGGCGTCCAGTTAGGGTAGAGCGCGTCGAACGGATCCCTGTCGGGCACGGGCCGCCTCCTCGATCGCCTGGTTGATCTCCTCGTCCGTCATCGAAGCCACCCGCTTGCGCTGTTCGTTCATGCGGGCAATGCGCCGGCCGGCCAGTTCGTCGACCTGGGTTTTCGCGGCCTGGTCGCCGGCTACGCCGATCAGGAAGCCCATCTGGGCCATGAGCCGGTGGTAGAACTTCCGGACGCCCCAATTCGGCAGGAGGGTATCGGTGTGCTTTACCTCGCCGGTCGCCTTGTCGACGGTAACTTTTATGATCGTCGCGGTGATCCCCTCGAGGATGGCCTTCAAGAGAACCTGGTCCGAGAGGCCGTTGGCGGCCATGAGGATGCGCAACTGCGGTTGGATCCGCTCAAGGAGGCGGGCGCCGGCCAGGGAGGCATCCTCGACGCCAGTACCCTTGCGGGAGACGCCAGACTCGAGGGCGGCCATGCCGGGATTCCCCGTCCGGAGGTAGATCCGGAGAAATTCACGTTCCTTGCGGGAGAGGATGACGGGCTCGCCGTCCTGGTCGAATGGAAGATCCTGGCTCATGGACCGTGACGGTACAGGATCCCAAAGAAACCTGTCAAGGGAAATTATTAAGCCGATCAGCTATTTATACTACCAGAGCATAAACCAAGTGGGGGTGCTTTTGACTGAAACGAACCAAGAAAGAGCCTCTCTCCTGCTACCGGCCCGGGGGTTGCGCTTTCCATTCCTCGACGCCTTCAAAAGGCTCAATCCACAGGAAAAGGCAAGTTATCCACAGAAAAACCGACTTATGCACAGGGTTATCCACAGGAAGGCCCCCCCTTCTCTCGCGCTCTTAACCCCCAGAAACCCCAAAAAGCCTACGACAAGCTTCTTATCTTATTCCTTTATATCTTTATACCTTGTGTTCGCCATTCGGGGCCGAAAGGGGCGATCCGGAAATGGCAAAACGGGACGCTCCGGATTTTTATATCCGGACGCTCCGGAAATGGCAAAACGGTACGCTCCGGATTTGCCTTTAATCGCGTTTCAATGTAAGGGAAATTAATTTCTTAATCACCGGCTTTATCAAGGGTTTATCGAGGTTGCTTAGATATTCGTGCAGGGTCCGGTAGATTCTGCTCTGCGGCAAATGGTGCAAAACCTTGACCGCCATCTCGACCTGTTGCGAGGTCCGATAGTTCTCGATCGGGTTCATTCCGAGGGCCGGATCGAGCATGATGAGCCCCTTGTTTTCATCGTTATACACAAGCTTTAATTCTACCAGGCTACCCAGGGCTTTGTTGAGATCGACCATTTCCCACCGTAAATCGGCGCACAGATACATATTCGGGCACTTAAACACCCCGACCATGTTCGAATGTGGTGAAATCAGGATCTCGAGGAAAAGGGCGTAGCGATCCCGGCATAAATCGTAGGGCTCGAGGATCTGCCGGAGGTTCGACGGGACCCACACGTTGCGGGGATTCATGCCTTCCACCCCGCGGCTTCAAGCCAAGAGTAGAAATCCGTGGTCTTGA